AGTTGGGGGATTACTTTACTGATTATGATATATTTGATACTGATAGAAATGGTAAATATGTTGGTGAATATATACAACCAACTAAATTATTAACCAAAGCACCACAACGATTGACTTGGGTTTATGAAGCCAACATCCACGATAAGGAGGGAAAGTAAATGATTTGGATTAGAACGCAGGATAGGGAAACACTTTTTGAATGTAACGTTATTAAATATGTGGAAAGAGAAAGATACACAGAAAATTATCTTAAATTACAAAAAGGGGTAAAAGCAAATCCACATAAATATATGAACCCTAAAACAAACAAAAGATTAAATAATTCAAAAGAAATAGGTGATTTTTTAGGAGAAAGAGAACAAACATATACAGAATATAACTTAGTTAATTACAATATGAATGATAATGATTATTATATTTTAGGTAAATACAAATCAAAAGAACGCTGTTTAGAAGTGTTCGATGAGATAGAGCGATATATAAAAGGTTATGAAGAAATTGAAATTGATAAGGATAGTAGTGAAGATATTATGCATACAATATTTAATGAAAAACCAATTAAACGTGTTGCTTTACCATCTATCTACCATATGCCGAAGGAATAGGAGGATGTTATGAAGAAATTATTTATTTTAATTATATTATTCACTTTATTAGGCTGCTCTACCGAGTACTCTACCGAGTCTACCGAAGAGCCCACTACCGATCAACAGACTTATACTACCATAGATCAATTAGATAAGTTTCTTGTTAACAATGATATAACGCATGACTTATCTTTACAATTACTCAATGACAGGGCAGTTGATTATATTGTGATATTATCTTTTATCGATAAAGAGATTCAAGATTATAACGACTTACAAGAGCCAACCAGTGAGCAGACCGAGCGTTACGAGTTCTATTTGCTTATGCAGATACATTATCGCAACCTTTTAAAGAGGTCGTTAGCCAATGACTAAAATACACTTGTGTGCTAAATTATATGCTAAAGGTTTGACTATGAAACAAGTCGCTGATAGGACTAAACTATCTAAAGCCTTTGTGCAGAGAGCTTTGCAACAAGTCAGTGTAGACACTTATTACAGGCAACTAATTAGTCAGTGTGTAAAAGACTTAAGAAGTGGTATTATTTGTTATTGCTTCACTGATGAGCAACTTAAAGACATTAAGAGGTTATACCCTACCTTAACTCATACATATAATGGTGTTGGATACACCTTGTATCCATGAAAGAACTTAACTTACAAAAGTTAATCATGCTCGATGCATCCAAGCAAGGTTGGTTAGTATACCACTTCAATCCAGGAGGTGCATTGAGACCAGATGGCTTCTATTTCAATTCAGGCGTCCCTGAAGGGTGGCCTGATCTAATAGTTATCACTAGTAAGAATACTTACTACCTTGAATTAAAGACGCCAAAAGGTAGGTTGTCTAAAGAGCAGAAGAAGTTTCAGCAACTATTACCCAACTCTTATGTCGTGCGTTCGTTGGAGCAGTGGAGGGAGGTAGCCGATGCGATACATAGCGGAGACAAGTGACCGTGATTTCATTGAATCATTTGACACTTATAAAGATTTGTTAGTTTACTTTAGTTATATTGGTGGCATCATTTATATTTATGACTTTTTAACTTTTCAAAAAAAGACAATTATTATTAACACACATTTTTTACAATGTAATACAACTGAAAAGATAGACCAAATAATTTGGTTTTAGCACTCTCTCGTAGGGTGCTTTTTTCTACCCCTAGACCATCGCCTAGCCTCCTTTTCTAGCACCCACCACTTGCGACTGCTAATAGCCATATAAAACTTTCCTAAAACTTTTCTTTAATTATTCTATATCTGAATTTTTTCTAAAAAGTTTTGTCTTTTTTGGGTCAAACCCTGCATACCCTGCACCGATGCCCATTTATAGCCCTTAAACCTTGTCATTATTTTTTGCCAATAATGAACAAGGGACAGGGTTTACATAGTTATTACCTTTTTTTATATTCTTTATACGTGAGAAAAAATATATAGAAAAGTTTGGAAAATCGGGCTTAAACCCTGCATACCTTGTATTTAGCGCCAAGTTTAGCCGTTATCGGCTTTTACTACTAAAAAGACAACTTTTTTGGTATAATATAGGTGAGCAAGAGAGGTGTGTCTGCATCGAGTCGGACTCCCAAAAAAAAGTTAGGATGTGAATGGATGCTTTTGAACGGATCAGAATTAAAATTTACACCTGAGCGAATGAAAGAAAAGTTAGATGAATATTTTAAAATAACTCCAGTTGAACAAATAACTATCACTGGGGTGTGTTTGCATTTAGGTATTGTGAAAGATACTTTCTATAATTACGCTAAGCGTGATGGCTTTAAACATATGATTAATATGGCTCGTATGAGAGTCGAGAACGCTTATGAGTTGTCACTTAGACAGAACGGTCGTGCAGGTGACATATTCGCACTTAAGAACTTCGGTTGGACCGACCGCCAAGACATCAACTATACGAAGAAGCCAACACCTACGGTGATTGTGGATGACAGCGAAGAAGATTAAAATAAGTGAGATTGTCGCACAACCGCATCTGAAGCACTTTAACGATAAACGAACTGTCCATCAAATTAACAAAGGTGGGCGGTTGTCTTTTAAGTCATCTACCAACGAGGTTAAGATACCGTTCTTGATGGCCAGTGACCCTCAAGCAGAGGCAGTCGTGGTGCGTAAGGTATACAAAGACCATAGAGATACAACGTTCGCTGGGCTTAAGATAGGCTTTCAGCGCTTATGTTGGGAACTGACAGCGCACGAGAACTACCCAGTCGGCAAGAATGCAACACTATGGATGAACACGGATCAGGGCAACTATATCCACTTCGTTGGCTTGAACGACTATGAGAGTAGTAAGGGTGCTAGACCGACTAAGTTGGGCAACAAGATAAAGATATTGTGGCTGTTCGAGATAACGCAGTTCGACTCTGAAGCGGAGATGAACAATGTTATATCTAACTACGTTAGAGAGCAGAAAGATTGGTTTATAATATTGTACGAGTTCAATCCACCGCCTAAGACTAGTCATTGGGTGTATGAGTGGTTAAGAAAGATGCAAGGGCGCATTGGGCGTGATACATATATCCAACACACCAACTATAACGATGCACCAGAGTGGCAACAAAGAGAGTGGTTAGGGGATATAGCGTTAGGTGAGATAGAGGCGCTGAAAGAGATAGACTATGAACAGTACAAGTCCATCTATCTAGGCTTACCAGCCAACTTAAGTGGCTCGGTGTATAAGAAGTTCAACGAGCAAGTGCACGTTGACACGGTGCTAAGAGACCCTAATGAGTACATCAAGTTCAGTGTCGGTGTCGACTACGGCGAGACTGATGCGACAGTGTTCACTCTGTTTGGTATCTTAAAAGGCTACAAGGGCGCAAGGGTACTTGACACCTACTATCACAAGAATGGTGTCAGCAAAGGCGACAAGGGCATTGAGGAGTACGCAGAGGACTTCTTTGAGTTCATGGAAGACTATTGGTTAGAGTTCGCTAAGCCTCTTAAGGTGTATGTGGACAGTGCTAACAAGACCTTTTGGAAATACTTACGCAAAGAAAAGACTAGGCGAGGTATTGGGCGCTTTACGATACAACCAGTCAACAAGACTATTAGGCACAAGAAAGAGACCGATGCGATAGAGGAGAGAATACAGATAGTTAACCTAATGTTTGGGGCAGACTATCTAATCATAGACAAGAGCAACAAGGAACTTATTAGAGCCTTGAACGAGGCTGAGAGAGACAAGCACGACAACAGGAAAGATGATTCAACAACAAACGTTGACAGTCTGGACAGTTTTGAGTATTGCTTCCTAGATGACATTATACCGATTGAGAACGCAATATTACGCATGAAAGGCTATGAAAGGAATGATAAAGAGTGGCAGGGTACTTACAAGATATAATTAGTGTCAGTCGCAGGCATGGGTTTAATCCAATAGTTGGCGACATAGACAAGAAACAAGAACAATGGTTTAGTTGGTATCGTGGCGATGTCAATGGCTTTCATACCTTCAAGAAGAGCGTTGCAGGTAAGCAAAGAGAGTTCGAGCGTATGACAATGAATATGCCTAAGAAGTTATGCGAGGACTGGGTCAGCCTTATCTGGAATAACAAATGCGAGATTAAGATTGAGAACGAGAAGACAGCAGAGTTGGTTAAGGGTGTGTTGAGCGACAACAACTTCGAGACACAGTTCGCCAATCTGTTAGAGTTATCGTTCGGTATGGGTATGGGCTATATGGTCGAGTATCTAGAAGAGGGTGAGACTAAGATAGACTTCATTAACTTCCAGAACGGCTTTCCTTTAGCATGGGATAATGGTCGCTTGACTGCGTTAGTCACTTATACAATAAACAAAGTCAAAGACAACTATGTGTCACATTTGGTTTATCATAGTGTCAAGAGTGGTGTGTATAAGGTCGAGCATAAGGCGTACATGAGCGACAAGAAAGGCGAGTTAGGTAAAGAAGCACCGTTAGCGTTAGTGTATGATGGTGAGCCTGTTATGGAGTTCGAGATGCCGTATCCGTTCTTTCAAGCGATTAGGCCGAACATTCAAAACCAACATAACATTAACTTACCTCATGGCGTGAGTATATATTCAACCATGATAAGTTATTTCAAGAACGCAGATATATTATTCGATGTGTATCAGAACGAAGGGCTTAACAATAAGACACGCATTGTGCTGTCGAGTGAGTTTGCTGGAACTAAGATGCAGACTGATGAGGCGACAGGGCAAGTGTCGTACGTTAGATACATTGATGAGCAAGACACGGCCATTGAGATGTATCCGATGGAGAACGTTGGTGACAAGCAGAAGCCAGTTGAGTTCTTTCAAGGTAAGTTCCAGTTCGACCAACTGGGCTTAGCGATAGACAAAGTGGTCAAGTTGATAGGCTTTAGAGCAGGGCTAGGTAAAAACTTCTACGCCTTCAGCGAAGAGGGTGTCAACTATCAGAATGAGAAAGCAGTCATAACAAGTAATAACGACACATATAGAACGAAGAAAAAACATGAGCAAGTGTTAGGCGAGGCTATCAAAGGCATGATCTATGCTGTGCTAGAACTCGAGAACGTTGCAGGGCGCTATGATGGCGACATTGATAGCGAGAAAATAGAGATAGTGTTCGATGACTCGATAGTTACCAACGATGAACAGGAAAAAGATGATATGTTCATGTTGGCTGACAAAGGCATGATACCTAAATATAAAGTCGTGGCTAAGGTGCTGAAGGTCAGCGATGAAGAGGCCAAGTCGATGGTCGCTGAAGCGTTAGCAGACATTAGCGCTGAGCAGTCGAGGTACACTGAGTCATACACATTAGATGAAGATGAAAACGATAGACAGGTTGAATAGAGCCTTACAACAAGTTATAGCCAACGACCCAAGACAGTTAAGATATCAAAGAGAGATAAACAAACGCCTATTACAAGAACGTCCCGCCACAACAGAGGGTATAGAGCGCATTATAAGGGGTGTAGACAAGTCTTTATTAGATAAGGCTAAGTTATATGTGGTCATAGCACAAGTACGCTCTATACTGCGTAGAGAGTCCTCTAAACGAGAGTTCAGAGCAGTTGCAGGGCTGATGGCGATGTATAGCGTAAGAGCGCCTGAGCGCTTCGTTAAAAAAATGTATGATATGTCTAGGGGCAAGGTTGCTAAGAGAGCAAGGTCAGTTTGGAACGAGTTCGAACTCAGCAACGAGACCAATGTTAACAAGGCAGTACGTGCTAATGTGCGTGTGAAGGTCAAGGGTGCAAGTGTGAACTATCGTGACTTGAACAAGGCACTTGAGAAAGGCATTGACCCAGATAGTCTACTTAGACAGACCAACGAGGAATGGAAGGTCAAGCGAGTATTGAGGACAGAGGCGCACGAACAAGCCGAGATAGTCAGCATTGAGGTGCATGAGGCAGAGGGCTATACGCACAAGATATGGCGCACACAAGGTGATAAGGTTGTAAGGGACACACCATGGCACAATGCAGTCAAGGGCAAGAAAGTGCCGATAGGAAGCCTGTTCAGAGCAGGTGGCTTAAGGGCTAACCATCCAGGTGATATGTTGTTGCCAGTGGGTGAGCGAGTTAACTGTCGGTGTTATTTAGAGTATGTTAAGTGACCGAGTTTGGAAGTGGCTAGGTTGCTAAATATAGGTTGCTGGTCAACCATAAACCAGGTAAGGTGGCTCACACCTAAACAAGGAGGTAGCAGTAAATGAAACAAGAAGAATTAGAAAAAATTATTAAAGGGTATTCTAACGAAGAAGGACAGATTGATTGGGCTAAGGTGACTGAGGCTATCAACAACGACATTAACAATGTTGTGGCCAAGCAGACCGACAAGGCTAAAGAGGATGCTAGAGGCGAGTTCTTAAAGACTTTCGAGGTCGAGAACGTTGAGCAGTTAGCAGAGAAACTCAATCAAGGCCAAGAGGTGCAAGAGACACTTGCTAAGACACAAAGTGAGTTAACGAACTTGCAACGAAAAGAGGCATTGTATTCGCAAGGCATCACTGACCCAGACCGAGTTGACTACATTTTATTCAATGTCAACAAGCGAGTGAGTGATGAGGTAGCGTTCGAGGATGCGTTCAAGGCATACCGAGAAGAGAAGCCAGACCTATTCAAGAAAGAGCCTATAACGTTCGGCAAACGTGAAGGTGGCGAAGAGACACCGACTGAGCCTGGTTATAGAGCAGTCCTGAAAGAGAGACACCCTGATTTAGATTAAAAAAATTAGGAGGAAAAAATAATGGCAATTAAATTACCAACAAACGGAACACACGATTTGAGAATTAGATACGCACAGGATATCGTAGCACTCAAACGTAAAGAGAACGTAGTAAGAAACTTATTTAGAAGAGATTATGAAGGCGACCCTAAAGGTGGCGCAGTCAATATCCCAACAAGAAACACTGAAGTAACAGTGGCTAATTATGATATGTTTAGTGGTGTATCATTAACGACTTCAGCAACTGCTTACACACAAGTGTTAGTTGACCAAAACGTAGCAGTTAACGAACTTATTGATGGTTATGAGGCATCAGCAGTTCCAGATAACCTAGTTGCACAACGTATCGACTCAGCAGCCTATTCATTAGGGCGTAATCAAGAACTATATGCGATCAGCGTATTAGAAGATGGTGCGACAGCAGAGACAACGACTACTGAGACAACAGCGGATAATATGTATAAGACTATCTTAGCATCTATCGCTAATGTTAGAAAGTTAGGTATTAACATCAATGACATTAAAGTAGTTATCCCATCAAGTACATGGGAAAAACTATTAACTGACACTAAGTTCTCTAACACAGCATCAACTATTGGTGCAGAGTTAGTAAGAGAAGGTGTTGTGTCTAAGATTGGTGGCGCAATGGTTTATGTATCAGATAACTTAATGGTTGAAGATACTGAATATGAAGCAGGGCAAGACACTACTACTGAGTACTTAGTATTCGCAACGCCATGGGCGCAAACTGTCGAAGACTGGAAAGTATTACCAGCAATCAATGACTTAAAAGATGGCTCACATATCGGTGCATCAGCATTGCAAGGTAGATTGGTCTACAAAGATACATTGTTAGATTCAACAACTGCTAGAATTAAATTATTACAAGCAGCATCTGTTTAATAATAATTAAGGAGGTAGTAATCGATGGAAACAAAGATTATTAGACATGTAAGAACTGGGCAAATCAAAGAGATGCCTTTGAAACACGCAAAAGAGTTTTTGAAGTCAAAATCATGGGTTGAAGAAAAAAGACCTGTAAAAAAATCTTCAAACAAAAAAGGGTAGGCTTGAGGGTTTACCCTTCCTTTTTTAAGGAGGTATAAAATGTACAAAGAGAACAACGAGTATTACATAGATGTTAATGATGTATTAGACAACACAATGTACACTGAACAAGAGTTAGGACTTGTGTTAGGCAACAATTTAAAGAAAGCAATGCGCATATTCTCACAAGACATTTGGTCATTGATATATAGCGCATATCGTGGCCCTTACATGAGCGACCATGTTAGTTATATGCAGACCAAAGTTGACAACAACCAACAACGAGAGCAATACCAACTCAAGAGAGCGATAATTGAACACGTTAAAGGCGCTATGGAGAGTGGTATGGACTTGAACGAGTATTTAGACCAACCGAAGAACAAGTACCCACGCACAGTTATTAACGAATTAAGAATAGCGATGTTATTAGATGGGGCGAGAAAGCGATGAGACATAAGCCGAAGTATAACCAGTTAAGATTGATATACGTTGACTTAGATGGCAACGAACACTTAATCTATTGTAACAATGTAACCAACGACAAGACTATTAGCAACTTCATAGGGCAACCTGTCAAGGATAGTGGTAGTAGATTCATAACGGATAGCGATGTTGAGTTTGAGATAAAAGGTGTGATAATGATGAATGATGTCAAAAAACGTATCACAGCACTTCCAGAAATTAAAATCAAGGGTAATAACGCTAGGCGTGGTTACTATCGCAAAGACAAGGTTATAGAGACAACATGAATTTACAAGAGATGCGTTCGATTGTTCAAGCGCAGATGCCTTATGATACAGGCTTTATGTTCTTGGCTGGGGCAAGGTATTACGAGACTGCACACTTCCTATTAACAGTCTACGATACCGAGCGAGTGCCGTATATTATCTTTAATGAAGAAGGTACTATCTACACGGACAAGAACAAGGGTTTTATAAGTCAACAGACAGTCGGTGCATTGAATAGGTTTGGTGCAAGTCAAGACAAGAGCGTATTAAGTCGCTATGAAAACTATAATAACAGGCGTGGGTCAACTAACATGATAAAGCAAGGCGCATTAGAGAAATTAAGTACCGAGCCAAGTTGGGTTAGTGACACAACAAGAATGAGAGGTTTAAGATAATGCAAAAGATATTCGACTATTTTATCGAACAATTAAATAGCAACACGGATGGGTTGGTTTATAAAGGTAACTTCTTATTCAGGTTTGAGACCGATAGGCTATCCGTATATGAGCCAGTTGAAGGTAAGTTGGTCAATGAAGAGGTCAAGTATAGGCCAGTAGCGTTAACGACTAGCGAGGATGTGCCGTTCGTTGAGAACAACAACCGAGTTGATTGGTTGCTTGAGGTTGGTATGCTAGTGCCTATCAATGGCGATGTATACGATGCAACAACTGACTTAGACTATGCTAATATTCAATCAGTATGTCGAGCGATGAACGGATCGAGCATCACGGTTGAGGGTACGAAGTATTCGGTCAAAGTCAGCCCATATCCAAAATATAGAGGTTGGACATTCTTAGGCGAGACAGCGCAGTATGCGATATTGAGTGTGACTTTTAATTTGACAGAGTTAGGCGTTGGAGAATTTGGACAAACAAGCACATGGTATTTAGATGATGTTGAGTTAGATGTTATCACAGCAGATGTTAGTTCGACTAGGCGTTTTTATTCTAACAACAAGAAATCAACGACTGAGAACGACTTTAATAGACCGATAGGGCGTGTTAAGATGGTCACTCTAACTATTAACTACGACCCTGATAACGCTAAGTGTGTGGCCTTGTTTAATGAGTCAAGGAGTAATGTTGGCTTAAAGCAAACATACACATTAAAAGAAACGCATGATGTGTTAGGTGACTTCGAGAACACAGTAAGAGTTAGGTCGGCTAACGAGTCGGCTAAGCGTAACAGTGTGCGTAAGTTAGTGGTAGAGTTCGCAGAGGAAGTGTTAGATGATGACCCAGTTTAATAGAGGTAGTTACACAATATATGAGCGTAAAGAGATAACAGGCGACACACCACTATCACCACAGTCACCGACCAACGAGATGGCAACATCAAACCATGACTTAGGTCGTAATACTGCACTTATAGCAGGTGGTGCGTTAGTAGCGCAGTCAGTGATAGGTGCATCGCGCAGTGAGATAGGCGCAACGACAGGCAACGAGGTCTTACAAGCAAATGTTAATAATGCTATGGCGTTAGGTGGTTATGCGCTGTTGGTTGTTAAAGGTGGGCCGTTAGCAGTTGCAGGTGTCGCAATAAAAGGTACAGTTGATGAGGTAATGAGACAACGAGAGATATATAGAGTCAATTATGCAACTGAGATGGACAATAAGTTAAGAGGGCGTAGAGTGAACATCGGCAAAGGCAGTGCGTATTATGGCTAGAGAAGGAGGCTGACAATATGGTTAATTGTTACATTGATAATAAATTGGTTGAGTTGACAGCCGAGACAGTCGCAGAGCGTAACCGTAAAGAGGTATCTGACTATGGTAAAATAACTATCGTTAACACAAGAGAGGATAGGTATGAGCCTAACACTGTTGTAGAGATAGGGCAAACTGGTGACTATGAACAATACATTATTGAGTCAGATGAGCCGTTGCTATTGAGAGATGACTTATATGAGCATCAAATCAATTTAGGTGAGTGTATGCTTAAATTAGATACAGTGTTCCCAGTTGATAGGTCGTTCACGACAGTACCAGCCAAGACAATAAGAGAGATACTTGACACATACATTAGAGAGTTAGAGTTCTATCAAGGCTTTAATTTAGCGTATGTAGATGATGCATTGTTCGATACGCAAGTACCTAACAAAGAATATAGTGGCTCAATGGCAGAGATAGTCTATGACTTGTTTAGATCAATCAATGCTATACCAAGATTAAGTTATGATTTTGACACTGACACATGGACAATTACACATGAGTTATACACCAAAAGAAACAACGCTATAACATTAGCAGTCGAAGGACAACAATCAAGTGTGAATGATATTGACTATGCAACAGAGGTGTTGGCTAAGTCAAGGAACACTGTCGATGAGAACAATTTTATATGGTATCCTAGCAAAGATGGTTGGGTGACACCACGAACAGAGGGGACAATGTTCCAAACTTCAGCGTTAAGATATGAGTTAGATAGTGACATTATGGCACTTGATAGGGTTGTGGCTAAATCGCCGATAGATGCTGGTAATTATTTTATTGATGTTGAAGGCGCACCTGGTAGTGAAAGATTTTATTTAGACATACCAACTGGTGAGATTTTGCAAGTAGACTTTAAAAGAAACGTTTTAGAAACTGAAGCGTTCGATGCGTTAAAGACAATAGGTGAAGACATTAGTATCACTGATAGACAATATCTGGTTGGTTTTAATCAAGAGTTAGTGAAAGAAGGATGTATATCTTACGATGCGCAGGGAAGATATATTGAGAACTTGTTTTCACAAATTGATGGTTTTTTAGGTTTTACTAACAATATCTATCATTTAAGAAGCGCAATAAATAGCAACATATTTTATTCATTAAAGAAAAATGCTTGGGATAGATTAGTTGATAATTATCTAAAGAATAGTAGTGACACAACACCAGCGAGTGCAGAAGATAAAGCGCTTATCAAAGCAATGACAACACAAGAAATATATGATAGATTAAGCGAGAACATATCTAATTTTGCTATTAGTAGTGACACCGAAAACATTGAAGTGCGATTACGTTACAGGCCAAAGAGAGATATTGACTTTGTGACCGAGAGATATAAGCAAGGTAATTTTAACAAGACAACTATTTTATCTAACCAAAAAGATAGTTTCATTGACATAGGTAGATACATTGAAAACAATTACACCTTAGCCAATAGAGTAGGTAATGTTATCAATAACGTGACTGAATCATTCGACACTTGGGCTGAACGTTGGCAAGTAGGTGACTATGTAGGCGAGTGGCTTATCATCGATGTTAGATGGCAAATAGACACTAATAACATTGTGTGTATAGCAGATTTTGCTAAAGGCTTTGCTAACACTAACAAAGAATATGCTTTATCAAGAGAGCCTAGTGCATATGTCTACACAGGTAAACGCTTACAAAGTAATTTTATTTTCAAACAATATTTAGAGTTATATAAGACTGATACAGCAGTTGGTGATGACACATTATTAAGTGACAATGGTAAAAGAGTTATATTAAATATATTCGACTTTGATAACGAGTACAATAAACCGTTAACTAATGCGAATATTGTCAACAATAACACTGGTGAGTTCATTGATGCACCGTTAGTGACAGTTGGTAGAGGTAATACAATGTTGTGGCATTTTGTGTTTGATGACCCAAGAGTTGCTGGTAATGGTATGATATTTACTGGCGAGGCTGGTCGAGGAACATATGCTTGGTATAAAGACCCAGTGTTTTACACTAACGAGGACTTTGAGGTCGACACATTAAGGTTTAAGTTAGCGACGAAAGTCGCATATAAAACTGACACATCATCAAGAAAATATTATCCAACAGTTGATAAGGCAAATGATTATTATTGGTATGAAGATACTTATCCAATAGACAAAGACCCTAACGCAAGTTTAGCGTTCACACATGAGTTAATTGTGTATAGTGAAGATGATGATATCATTATTGGTAATGCGTTCACAAAATATAATAACTTGCTAAGAGAGTTTGAAGACACACCAACATTGGTATTGTATGAAGGACTTAGTGCATACACGATATTAGATAAGTATGTTAGAGATACTGACACAATAGTAACTGGTGGACAAATAACATTAAATGGACAATCGTTGACAGTGTTAGATAGCCTAGATCAATCCATAGAGTATTGGTGTATAGCGTATGGCGATGAGATAGTGTTAGCAGGAAACAATAATGTTAGTCAAATAAATTTTAGATTCTTAAAAACAAGAAGCAATGAATATCTTGTGGGTGTGTTTAGTGGTGAAGGTAATATAGAATTTAATTTAGCGAGTTTGAATACAGTTTACACTAAATCAATGACAGGTAATAATGAATTGTTGTTTGAGTTAAATGATTTAATAACTGAAAGAATTATACCTTATAAATTCACTGGTGAAAATGATTTGAATTTTACATTATCTAATTTAGTTTTTGATTATAAAACATTTATCAATTTTACTGGTAATCAAAAAGTCGAATTTATATTAGATAATTTGAATTGGGAAGTCACAACGTTTATCAATTTTGCTATTGAAGGTAATGTTGGCTTTGAATTAAACGATTTAATCACCGAACACATAAGCCCTATTACATTTATGGGTAATAAAGACTTACAATTTAATATGAATAATTTAATATATGAACATATTATTTATAAAACTATAACTTACAATCTTAATGGTGGTATTAATGTAGGTAACCCAACACAAATTACAAACACAGATAATTATCCAATACCATTAAATGATGCTATTAGAAGTGGTTATACTTTCGATGGTTGGTATGAAACAAGCGACTTTTCAACACCAAGATTATACGCATTAAATACGTTCAAAGCATATACATTGTATGCTAAATGGATATAAAAGGAGGACATTATGTCAAATGATGAAAAAAATGTATTATTAAATATTGTAAATGATGATGGCAATATTATTGATAAACTTCAAATTTTAGGCGAAGGTGCATATATTGGCTCATCAAAAAATGCAACATGGAGTACAGCAACAACTGGCGAATTAGAATTATCAAGTGATGTTAATTGGGATATAGTTTCAGCAGACACAGTTTATGCAGTTCAAGTTGTAGGAACTGGTAATTTAACAAGAGCCGAACATATCGCAAGTATTAATTTGCCAACGCCAAAAGATGTTAATGCTGGTGATGACTTTACTGTCAAAGCAGGTTTAACATTAACAATTAGTGATTAAGGAGGAATGAGATATGACTAATGAAGTTAAAGAAAAAATATTAGCATCATGGAAAGCAGAAAATGATAATGATGCAGGAACATATAGTGGTGAAGTTTTAGATGTTTTAGCATTGTATGGCGCAAATGACACAACAACAAGTATTGATTGGATGAGTTCTTTTGTCACAATTACAAGTTGGAATACGCCAGCAGATGGTGAAATGAATATGAGCGACACAAGTTTAGAATTTACTGTAACTGATCCTGGCACAATTAATGGTTTTAGAATTTTATCAAGTTATGCATATCCTGGTGGGCCAACAACGGCTAGTGCAGAGACTGCTGGTGTTTTGATACCAATTACACCAACAACAGTTGAAGCAGGAGATAAAGTTAAGTTAACAGAGTTAGCGTTAGGAATTAGTGATTAATATGAAAATAAAAGGTAAAGTAAAAATAGAAATTATTAAGAAGGGTGGTGCAAAGGATGAATCTAAACAAGATAACATACACCGAAACACTAGCGATAGATAACCAAACAACACAACCGATTAGAGCGTACGCTGAACAGGCCAATACCATCGAGGTGTTAGCGCCTGTCAGTGGCTTCAACACAGCCTATGCAGTCGTGCAAGGGTTAAAAGGTAGCGTGGTCAATCCTAAGTTAAGAGCGACCGAGCGCCTATATATGTCACCATTAAGTGCAGAGGGTGAGTATAGTAGATGGAACTTTGTGTTGCCAGGTGCAGTGCTTAATGATATGAGTCTTATGAACTCAACAGGCGTAAGGGTTAAAGTAGAGTTTTGGTATATAGAAGGCGACTTCTTAGGCGTTGAGAAATACAACACCGAGACAGGCATTGCTGACTTACTAGCAACCGACTACCCAAGCGCAACTGATGACCAGTTCGTTAGGGTCATTGATACCGAGAGTGATTGGTACTACGATGCAGACCTAAAAACTTGGGTGAACTACGAAGCATACAAACAAGTTGGTGTAAGTAAACAAGTGACAGAGGTTGCAGACTTCGCCCTTGAACAAGGGATATTCACTGAAGACCCAAGCCACGCACCAAGTAATACCGAGTTGATATTACAAGAGTTAGGTAAAATGCTTAGATACGATGGCACGCGCCCAATGACAGGCGACTTGGATATGGATGGCAACGGTATAGACAACGTTGGTAGCGTGACTTTATATGATGCATCAGGGACAGCAGTCTTGTCATATGATGGCACAAATTTTATAATTAATCGTGGGTCAGGCAATGAAGAAATCTTGACTGTAACAAATGTCTTAAAAGACTTAGCGAACGTAGTTGAAACAAGCATCGCTGATAACGATATATTGATTAGAAGTGGCGCTAACTATGTAAATATAAGTAAGACATCGTTCTTATCAGCGTTACAAGGCGAAGTAGACCAAAACGCTAGTGATATAAGCGATAACGCAGCAGCGATTAGTTTAAGAGAGTTACTTGCCAATAAAATAGTATCATGGGGAACACCAAATGACACACAATACCCAAGTGCTAAATTGGTTAAAGATACACTTGATACAAAAGAAACGATTATAAATGTTAATAGTAAGATAGCAACACATAATAGCGCAAATGACAGTCATACTGACATTAGAGCGTTGATTAGTGCGTTACAAGGTGCATATGTGTTTAGGGGTTTGATTAGCAATACAACTGCTGAGATTACGGCTGACACAACATTACTTACAACTTACATTGATACTAACTTCTCAAGAACACCTGTTACAGGTGATGTGTTAGTTGATACCGATGACAACGAATGGTATTACGATGGCGACAGTTGGGAAAATATGGGACAAGCGATTATTAGTTTAGCAAGTGCAGTTAATGATGGCTTAATGAGTAAAGAAGATTATTCAAAATTGTTAGCGTTTGATGTAGCGACCGCTTATTATAAAGCGAGTGAGTTAGATGCAGGACAATTAGACAATAGATACTATACCGAAAGCGAAGTTGATGGTATCATAAGTGATTATTTTAGTGGTTATGGGGTTACACAAACTGATTTAACACCAACACCATTAGGTGATACTGGTGTATTAGCGTTAAGCACATTAACTGATAAAAACCAAGTGTTATTTGTTTGTAGAGAAATAGCAACAGGCGAAATAGATACCGATAAAGTTCCTATGAGTGAATTAACAAACGGAACTATTTTAGAGTTTTTCGATGATGCAACTATCACAGCAACCGTTGGTGCGACTGATATAACATTTAGCAACGTAGCAACAGGCTATACGCTTAAAATATATGGTATTGAATTACAACCAATGAACGATAGTCAAATCGTTGTTGATGAAACTGGAAGTAATTATTTAGATAGTGCAACAAATCAACAAGAAGCAAATCAAGCGTTAGACACACAAATCAAAACAAATGCTGATGACATAGCAACCGAAAAACTTAAAAATGCCGAACAGGACAAACTAATCAGCGACACGCAAGAAACATTACGCAAGATAAACGCAGGGGAAGAAACGGCAACGGCACAAGGTACTGATGTTATAGCATTAGGCAAAGATGTAGCCAATGCTGAATTGAAAGTTAAGCAAGAGGGGTTGTTGTTAGATAGTGAGAATAAGTTTAACCTTACAACTACAACAACAAATGGTATCACTGCAACTGTAAGTGGTAATCAAATAACTTTAAGCGGAACAGCAACGGCTGAAACAACTTTCACATTAGTTACAGGTTTAACCGCAACTGACAAAGCATATATTAACCAAGATTATGTTAGTGGTACAAGTGATGGCGTTATCACATTATTTAATGGCGTAACAGCCTTAAATGCAGTCTATGGCACTGATTATAGTGGCGTGGTTACATTAGAAGGCACGACTATTACATTAGTAGTGGCAAACGGTGCAACACTTACAAACGTTATATACAAAGTAAATATCAACGATACTGAAACTGATATAGCAAACAAACAATACTCACCAATGTATGACACAACGTTTGACCTAATGAGTGATAGTGAAATCAAAGCACAAATGGACTTATGGGTGCAAAACGGAACGTTGCCTAATAATATATTAAGCGAGAACATGAACAAGCGTTATAGGGCTGTTGGGAAGAATTTGTTTGATAGAAATGATATAGTGTTAAGTGAAGAAGCAAACTCATTAACAGGTATTCTACAACCGACTGTTAATAATAGAAATAGGACTAATTATATTAAAATTATAGGTGGGGTTAATTATACCAGATATATTGACAACAATATGACTTACTCAAATTATATCTCGTGGTATGATTATGATAAAAATTATATATCAAGAACATTGTCAACCTTCGTAGATGGTGCAACAACGGACACATCACCTTCAAATGCTATTTATGCAATTTTATCTTATTCAAAAGAGGCTGATTTAGACACACTTCAACTCGAACAAGGCTCAACAGCAACCACATACGAGCCATACGTTAATCACGATATGTTCGTGAACGGTGGCGTGGGGTATTCAATAGGCGATACTAAAGATAGTGTAGATACTGTTAACGGTAAACTTATTAAGACACAACGCATAGGCACTGATGATGTTACAGGTGTTGTTAGTGTTGACCTTACGAATTACCCTGATGCTAAAAGTGGTGGCGTATTTATAAATTACTTAACGGCAGGTGGTAGTGAAACAGGTATCATAGGCACTGACAGCACAAGTGGCGATGGTTTCTTGACATATGAACTCGCAACACCTATTGAAACCGAACTGCAACCAATAGGCAACTTACAAGGACACCCTAACGGCACAGTTTACGTTGATAACGTGTATCAAGAAGTGCTTTCATACTCATCGGGTCTTACAACGACATATGACATTAGCACAATAGATAAACTCATTAAAATCAATAGCGATGGCTCACAAACTGAATTCGATACATCGACAGCAACCCTGACATCTAATCAAATATCAGCGATTACAGGGGCAACTGATGGCGACTTATTCTATGTTGAGTATTATTACACAGGTTCACACGTAGATGGCTTAACAACGATTACTTATTATGATAATCGAAATGTGCTTGTATCACCAAACGGAACAGTTTACAAGATAGTTGAGACAGTCGATGATAGCGGAAACTTAACAAGAACAACGGAGGCGATTTAAGATGATAACAATCAATGAAGATATTTTAGTAAAGTCATTAGCACAGTCAGTTAAAAACGGCAAGATTACATTAGAGCAAGTGCCAGATAACTTAAAAGATAAGGTGCAAGAGATTTTAGATAAATAAGGTGATATTATGAAAGCGGTAAGATTATATTTTTATTGTATGTGGTGGCTTAATCAAGATAAGTTATCATTTAGGTATTGGTGGCATTCGTTTGTAGATTGGGTTAGGCCTTACTTAACCTTAAAAATGATACCGATAGTTTTAACACTATGGCTTATAACAAACGGCATTTGGTATTTTATCGCTTTCTCATCTTACTTTTCACAAGGTATGGTTTCTTTTGCGAGATGGTATTTAGTATTTTTATACAGCCCACTTGCTTTAGAGAAGCCCTTGATTATATTTTTAGCAATAAGAATATACAAGAATATATATCGTGGTGAGTTTAAGAAAAAGAGCAACATTATAGATTATAAATATAGCAAGATATTTTAAGGAGGTAGAATATGAAAGTAGCAACAAAAGGCAAAGGTGCCGAGATCAAGTGGGTAGACATTCAAGAACTACCAGTGACAAAAGAGTTGGTTAAGTTTAAAAAAGAAACGAACGAGACCATCTCTAAATTAGAGAGTGAACTTAGAGAGACTAAGGAAGAATTAAAGAAGGCTAAGTTGGAAAATGTAGAAGTTGTTAGGAGGTTGATTTCACGATGAAGTTAAAAGGCAAACTATTCAATATCGGTGTGTACACACTATTAGGCTACTCAATATTATCGTTTGTGTATTTATCGCTACCAGTCGAGTATCAAGACATATTAGACCTTGATTGGCTCACAGCGTTAGTCAGTGGCTCATCAACGTTCTTGTTAGGGTCAGGTGCAGTAGCAGTTAGGGCGTTCTTGACTAAGGCTAAGAACGAGCAATTAGATATGAATAAGACTGCAACTGAAAAGTATTTATCGTTGGTTGAGCATTATAAGCAATTACAAGCCGACTATCAAGAGGTAAAGGCACAAAACAACGAACTAATAAAATTATTAAAGATAGACCTTAACGCCAAACTATCTAACCCACTCATCGATGAGGAGGCTAGGCGACAGATAGAGGGTGCTTTAAATGAAGAAGAATAAGCAAAAGTTGATATATAAGATAATAACCATATTCACTTTAGCAGTGCCGTTGCCGTTGTATTTGTTCTTATCAGCAACACTATTTAGCATAAGCCCTGACTACACCATAAAACACGCGGATAGCGAGGACTTAACGATAACTGACACTTATATATACACTGACAAGGAAAATGCTGTCATACAAGGCGTTTTCGCCTATGAGGATGGGCGTACAGTGTTCTATTACGATGAGGAGACTATTATCCAGACCGATGATGGCTACTGGGGCGTTGAGGATGGAGAGTTGAAAGACATTAAGGCGTTAGAGTTGCAACGCTCGACAGGGTATAAGTTACCTATGGCGTTCCTTATTAATGCAGTTGGTGTGTTCATTGTGTTGATGGTGGTTCAAGGTAAGATGCAGTGGTACAAGAAATACCCACGCATATCGACACTGTTGGCGCTAGTGACTGGTACGTTAGTGCTATTAGTCATTGACACAATAGTGAGTAATTTATTTATGGTGTTCTTAATCGCAACTATCAGTTGGGCTATATATTGTCTAGAGTACTTTGTGAACGAGAACTTTATTACTGATGATGAGGCTGACAAGGTCGAGAGCGACTTGATGCGAAGCCTTAAAGATGCGTTGGGTGGTGACAAGTAATGCCTAAGTTCATGGACAAAGTGTACAAGAATTATGTATGGATAATTATAGTGTTGTCCTTGATTGGTTATTTTGCTTATAGAGTCATGTCGTTCGATGGTACGCTTGAGTCGACTGTCAAAGACCACAATACATGGATACAAATATTATTCGTGATATGGCTTAATGTGAATATGGTTAGTGGTGCGTACGACAGTGGTACGAGCAACGGACTAAATAGCGAAGAGTTCGAGTTGGCTGACAAGTTGAATAATAAGTTGATAACGAACGTTAATAATGAAATGAAAGACTTTAGAGCATATGTTAAGGCTTTGAATGTTCACGAGTTAGTGACAGTGCAAGAGGACTACTTATTTAAGGTTGGCGACAAGTCAGTCGATGAGTTGACTGAAGAAGAGCGCAAAGAGTATGACGGCTTGAAGCCTATTAGACACAATATATATGGGTTTAACTTACCTCTTTATTATGAGGTCACGAAAAATGGTAATATTAACTACCAAGCCTCAATGAAAAAAAACGAGGGTAAGTTAAAGAAACAAATACGAAAAGCGTTCACTGGCGTGTTGTTCGGTTCAATGACAGTCAACATGATGTTCGTGTTAGACAATGTCGGAACAGCGTTCGTGAGTTTGCTTATCATATCGGTTGGGTTAATAATAACGTTCTTAATGACTTACTTCCCACAAATATTTAAGTTTAAGTACGAGATACCAAAAAAAGTTGTGTTAAAGAACACATTATATGATAGTTACGTTGACTACAAACAAGGCAACCATAAGTTGAAGAAGACTAAGGAGGCAGATGATGAAGAAAAAGTTATTGATGACACTGATGCTGACACTGACAATGTTAGCGATGATCAGTTGCAACAATCCGACAACGTATGATGAGGGCAGATACAACATTACTAACAAAGATACTGGCGAGGTTATTATTGTTGCTTGGACTAACTATGCCACCATAAAGAAATATGACAACTTAATTTGCATCGATGAGAGTGGCAAAGAATATATGATGTGTTATGAGAACGCAAGGTTAGAGAGAATAGACTAAATAATAAAGAGCATCGGCTTCGGCTGGTGCTTTTTTTATGGATATAGCCATATAGGGCTAGTTCTAGCCAAGAATACAGGGTTTGCATAGTTTATGGCATTTTTTACTAACTTTTCTATAAAAATTTTCTCATGTAGGACTTTATGTATTTTCACCTTAAACTATGCAAACTATGTAAAAAACTATGTAATATAAAAGAAAAATAAAAAAAATATAAAAAAAGTCTATACATTTGCTATAACCTATGGTACAATAGACTTGCGCTAGTAAAGAGGAGGTGCGTGAATGAGGATTGAATTAGAGAAAGATATTGTGCTTGTGAACGATGGTACGCAACTTATATTAAGGAAATATGGGTACAAAGATGAAGAGAAATATGTTGTGTTAGGGTATTATAGAGACTTGGAACAAGCGTTGCAAGGCTACCTTAGACACAAGACAGTCACAAGCGAGGCGACAAGTATTAAGAGACTGATGAACGAGATTAGAGCGTTAAAGAATCATGTTACGAGATTATTTGAGAGGGAGGTAAAAGAGTGAACAATTTGAGCAAGTTCGTGAAAGACAAAAGACAAGACTTGGCTATGACACAAGATGACTACGCTAAGTTGCTTGATGTATCAACGCCAACACTGATCAAGATTGAACAAGGGCAAAGGGTCGGCTTAGCAACTGTGAGACTACTTGCAGACTATTATAAGTTAGAGCCACGCCATATAAGGAGGATGATGTTAATTGGCAACGAAAACGAAGAAGACAACTAAGTATAAGGCGCACCAACGCTACTATGTTGATGGTAAACGTGTGCCAGGCACGACCACCATATTAGGTGTTATTAACAAGCCAGCCTTGATGTATTGGGCGTGGGATCTGGGTATGCAAGGCATCGACTATCGCAAGTACACTGATGAGATGGCTAGTATTGGCACATTAGTGCATAAACGCATTGAAGACCATATCAAAGGTAAAGAGACCGACTTCGCTGACTACACGCCAACGCAAGTTAAGATTAGTGATGTAGGCTATCACAAGTTCTTAGAGTGGGAACAAGAGAACAACCCACAATACCTAAGAAGTGAGTTAATGCTATCGAGTGCTAAGTATGGTTACGGTGGCACAGTCGACCTATATGCGAGAATAGGTGAAAAATACGTGCTGATAGACTTTAAAACGAGTAAGGCTATATACGATGACCAGTTCTGCCAAGTGTCAGCATACGCCAAATTATTGCGTGAGAACGGTATGTTGTGCGATGAGGTCATGATATTAAGGATAGGCAGAGATGAGAGCGAGGGCTTTGAGGTCAGAAAAGTCAATCAAGAAGAGTTATACTTTGAGGTATTCAAGAACGCATTAAGTATATATAATAATAAAAAGAAATTGAAATGGAGGTAAAAAATAATGGCCAAAGCAATATTGATTATGGGCAAGAGTGGGACTGGTAAGTCTTACTCATTGAGGAACTTCGCCGATGGCGAGGTAGGAATAATTAACGTGTTAGGTAAAGAGTTGCCGTATCGCAACGCACCTAAGACATATGACAGTGACAATTATGAGAACATTAAGTCAGCATTAACAAAGAGCAAAGCATCAACACTAGTCGTAGATGATGCAGGGTATTTAATTACAAACGAGTTTATGCGTAGATCGAATGAAAAAGGTTATCAAAAGTTCACTGACTTAGCAAACAACTTTTTTAATTTAATTATGTTCATTAAGCGTGACCTAAGCGATGACAAGGTGGTCTACTTAGTGATGCACGAGGATGAGAAAGAGGCAGGAGAGGTTAGACCTAAAACTATTGGTAAGTTATTAGATGAGAAAATTAGCATTGAGGGGATGTTCACTATTGTGTTAAGAAGCCACAAGACACAAGATGGTTACTTCTTTAGAACACAAAGTGATGGTTATGATGTGGCTAAAAGCCCAGCCGATATGTTCGATGCAGAAGAGATAGATAATGATTTGAAAGTAGTTAACGATATTATTAGAGAGTATTATGGCATTAAGGAGGCCGAGTAGATGAAAAAAATAGAAAACTGGAACGAATTAGAACGCACGGAAGAAGTAAGTAACTTTAGCGAGTTAGAGGTCACTCAATATATAGTCAAGATTATTGAGGCGACTGATGAGCCTATGAAAGAGAAGTTGGTTATTAAGTATGATATTTGTGGAATGAAGCACCTTAAAGAGATTACGACTGCTTGTCCTGAGGTTGACAAGGCAGTTATTCAAGCCAAGTTGCAAGAGCAAGATGAAAAAGATATGTATGGCTTTTTCTACAAACAAATGGAACAGTTTGGCGACTGGCCTTGGCGTGGTAAGTTGCACAAGTCATACAAAGAGATAGCACAACGCTTCTTTACAGCCTTTATTACTGCTGTTGAAAAGTCAAACAAAGGTTTCAAGTTCGCACCAGCGTTCGATGAGACTAAGTTAGCAGGTAAGTTCTTTGTTGCTAACTTTGGTTTAGAAGAATACCAAGCCGATGATGGCGAGATTAAAGAATCAATCAAGTGTAGAGAAGAAAGAAGCCTTATCGCACTATCTGAAGGCAAGATTAAAGAGCTTAAGTTGAAGAAGTTGAAGACATCAACTGATACAACGAGCAACCAAACAGTAAACTTACCAGATTTAGAGGATGACTTACCATTTTGATTAGGAGGCTAAACAATGTTTGACAACATACCTGAAGAATTAAAGTTACATGGGGTATGGTGTGGTTGGAAGTTGAGCGACAGGGGCAAAATACCTTATGACCTTGTCACTGGTCGCTTGGCTAAGTCCAATGATAAGTCAACGTTTCACAGTTGGAAAGTAGCACTAGAGAATGTGTCTAAGTATTTCAATTATAACAAGGATGGCCAGTTAACTGGTGGACTTGGCTTAGGCATATTCAACGGCTACTCAGCCATAGATATTGACCATTGCATCGATGAAGATGGTCACTTGAGCGAGATGGCGATGGATGTCATTGATTATTGTTCAACCTATACGGAGGTGTCACCGAGTGGCACTGGCATTAGGTTGATTTTTAAAACCAACACACCATTAGACAAAAAATACTATTATATTAATAACCAAGACATAGGGTTAGAGATATATCTATCAGACCAAACGCATAAGTTCGTAACGATCACTGGCGATGTCAAGTTCAGTGCCAACATCGCTGACATAGACATATCTTATATTTTAGACAAGTATATGCAAAAGAAAGGCGTAGGCGTACAACACGATGTAGATGTGGATACAGGCGAGGTTATAACGACCGACTTTGAGGCTGACAAATATTTCAATGACATCAAGTTCAAAGAGTTATGGAACGGCACAGCGCCTGGTAGTGGTGCGAACGAGAACGAGTTAGACCTAGCCCTATGTAATAAGTTGGCTTACTACTTAAAAGGCAACTACCACGCCATTAACGAGGCATTTATGGCTAGTCCATACTATGCGACTAAAGACACTAAGCATATGAAGAAATGGGAACACCGAGATGACTACCGAGAAATGACTATTAAGAAGGCTATCAAGAGCATTAAGGTGTACAAGAGTGATGACTACTCACTCACTGACACTGGCAACGCTAGGCGCTTCATTGAACGATACGGCGACATCGTGCGCTATAATGTCGACAACGAGAGTTGGATGTACTGGAACGGCGAGTATTGGCAGACTGATGTGTACCATAATATCAAGAACTTTGCCGAGGTTGTCGTTGAAGAGATGCGCTTTAAGTTAAAGTCAGTCGATGATGAGAACGTGCGCAAGGCTATTATTAAGAACATCAAGCGCACCTTGCAATCGAACGGCAAGAGCGCCATGCTCAAAGAGAGCCAACACATAGAAGGCGTGCCAGCGACTAACAACGACTTCGACAAGAATCCTTTATTGTTCAACACAGCAAGTGGCGTTGTGGACTTAAAGAGTGGCGACATCACACCACACGATAAGACACTTATGTTGAGTCAATACACACCTTACGAGGTTGACCTTAAGAACGAGCCGAGCAAGTGGCTGTCATTCCTTAACGACATCTTCGAGGGCGACAAGTCGATAGTGGGTTATATCCAACGAGTGTTAGGCTATGCTATGACAGGCCTCACTCAAGAGCAGTGTATGTTTTTTCTATTCGGCGATGGGTCGAATGGTAAGAGTCTACTCTTAGATGTAGCCAATGAGGCACTAGGGTCGTATGGTAAGACAAGTAATGCTGACATCTTACTAGAAAAGTATAACAAAGGCTCAGGCAATTTGGGCGATGTTGCGAGACTTAAAGGCACACGCTTCGTTATGACTGATGAGGCTAAGCATAATGACAAGTTGAACGAGTCAGCCATCAAGACATACACCAGTGGTATCGGTAACATTGTGGCTAGGTTTTTGTACGGTAATGACTTCGAGTTCACACCACTGATGAAAATATTTATGAGTTCAAATTATAAACCACGCATTACTGGAACGGATCACGGTATTTGGAGGCGCATTAAGGTCATACCATTTAATAAGGTCATCCCTGATGAGAAACAAGACAAGCAACTTAAGACTAAGTTACTTAAAGAGATGCCACAAATACTAGGTTGGATGATTAAGGGCGCTATATTATACTTAAAAGATGGCTTAAAAGAGCCTGAGGCGTTGAAAGAAGCGCACAAAGACTACCGTAGCGAGATGGACATCGTACAACGTTGGCTTAACGAGGTCTGCGTTGAGATAGAAGGTGACTCGACATCATCAGCAGAGTTGTTTGAAAACTTCTCTAATTATGTCAAGGCTAACAAAGAGTATCAATTAAGCCACACTATGTTCGGTCGTAATATGTCACGTAAATATAGAAAGATTAGGGTCAGTGGCAAGATGCACTATAAAGGCATCGTGATTAAGCCTGATAATGACTATAACAGGTTGAGTAAGGAAGAGTATGATGAGATATGATAACTTACGTTGAGAGCATAGATAAATATGTATTAAAGATGGATGGCTATGATGACCTATGGTCGACTGAGCGTTGGGTGCTAGAGGATGAGATGGGGAAGAGGTGTAAAACAATGAACGACATCAAGTTTCAAGAGATGGGTTGGGTTAAATATAACGACTTAAATTGTAGAGTTAGGACAGCCTTTAGAAATAAAGATGGCGAAGAAATGTTTTTAGAGGTATCATCTGGCGTGTTCTTTGATAAGAAAAATGAAAACAGATGGATGGTTATTACTTCATTGTTCTATTTAAAAGATGAAAGAGATAGTTATAGCAAAGAGTTTAAAGATATCATTAGTGAATACTACAAAGAAAAATATAATTATGATAAAGCAAACCTGATTAAGTTATTAGAAAGATTAGGTTTGCCACAACCTAACTTAATATTTTGTGAACACGAACAATATAGAGTCTATAACGGCAACGATATAAGGTTTGGCAATGACTTACAGCCACAACCTAAACACTACACCCAACTTAACTTATTTGAGGAGGACAACCAATGAACGAAACAATAGAACTTATACACAGAGAGTTAGACTACCAAGCGACATATAATGGGGTGTTAGCGCATGGCGAGACACCGACAGAGGCTATTGAGAATGCGAAGAAAAAGTGGCAGTTGATGGAGGAGGTCGAGAATGGAGAGAGATAAGATATATTTGGGTGATAATTTAGAAATACTAAAAGATATGCCTGACAACAGCGTTGATAGCATAGTAACCGACCCTCCTTATGGTTTAGGTAAAGAGCCTAATGTTGTAGAGGTAATGAAAGATTGGATAGAAAAAGGCTATCACGATATTAAAGGTAAAGGCTTTATGGGTAAAGAGTGGGATGCTTTCGTTCCACAACCTAACTTATGGAAAGAATGCTTAAGAGTTCTAAAACCAGGTGGGCACTTGTTATCATTTGCTGGAACAAGAACATATGATTGGGTAGTGATGGGCTTACGCTTTGCAGGGTTTGAGATACGTGACCAAATTGCTTGGGTATATGGTAGTGGGTTTCCAAAGTCGTATGATGTGAGTAAAGGTATTGATAAAAATGAAGGTGTTGAACATCCTAAAAATACTCCTATAAGTTCAAATAATTCTATGAGTGGTGCTAATTATACAAGAAACAAAATGAAAGTTAAAAGTGATTTAACCAAACTATACGAAGGCTGGGGCACTGCCCTTAAACCTGCATTAGAGCCTATTGTAATGGCACGTAAGCCTTTAAAAGGCACAGTAGCCGAGAACGTGATTAAATACGGCACAGGCGGTATAAATATTGATGAGTGTAGGGTGGCAACTGATGATGATATAAAATCAACAACGATGCCTAATCTTAATCAAAAAAATGGTGAACAAGGAATTTATAATGGAACTAAAATAAATGCTGAAAGATTAGATTATAAACAAAACGACAACGGTCGCTTCCCAGCCAATCTCATTCACGATGGTAGTGATGAAGTGGTTGAGTTGTTTCCGAATGAAGATGATACATCTGCCTCACGCTTCTTCTATTGTGCTAAAGCGAGTAAGAGTGAACGTAATATGGGGTTAGGTGGGTTTAAAAAAAAATATACAGCATCAGCAGAGTTTAGGCCTAATCATATGGAAAAAGCAAAAAACGGTGATAATGGGAATCCTTTTGGTAGATGGCAACCAACCCGCAACATCCATCCAACCGTTAAACCTATTGACCTTATGCGTTATCTTGTTAGACTTGTTACCCCTAAAGATGGTATTGTGTTAGACCCTTATATGGGTAGCGGAACAACTGCTATCGCTTGTAAAAAAGAAAAAATGCACTATATAGGTTGTGAATTAAGTGAAGAATATTTAGAGATAGCAAAAGCAAGAATAAAAAGTGCTATTGTAGAATATGATATATTTGATTATTTATAAGGAGGCATTATGCAACTAAGACCATATCAACTTGATGCAGTAAATAAAGTTAAGCAGTCGTTTGCTAAAGGGCATAAGAGAGTTATATTAAGGTTAGATTGTGGTAGTGGTAAGACTGCTATATCGGCTGATATGTGTATTAAGTCTGCTAAGAAAGGTAATGAGGTATTATTCTTAGTGCATCGTAAAGAGTTGCTAGACCAAACATATGAAACTTTTGAGATGTTTGAAGACTATCATAAATATAAACACAAAATCAAAATAGGTATGATATTGAGTGTTGGCAATAGACTAGATCAGTATGACCCACAATTTATAGTTGCTGATGAGTGTAACTTCTCACTTGCCAAGTCTTGGCGCAAAGTCATTGAGCATTATGATAATGCGTGGACACTTGGCTTGTCAGCAACACCAATTAGATTAGATGGTAAAGCATTAGGCGATATATATGATGACATTGTTGAAGGTGTAGATGCACAGTGGTTGATTGATAACGGATACTTAGCGCCGTATGACTATTACGCACCATCAACTGAAGCAATCGAATACAAGATGCGTGGGATGGACTTTAGTATGGATGATGTGACTGCTAAACTTATGAAGTCGAAAATATATGGTAAGGTAGAAGACTACATAGACAATTCACGAAAGACTATAATATATTGCCCTAGTATAGAGTTCTCGAAAGCCTTATGTGATAGAATAGGTGCTACACATTTTGATGGCAACACAAAAAAGAAAGATAGAGATAGAATCATAAAAGACTTCCGTAAGGGGAATATAAGAGTATTATCAAATGTTGACCTAGTTGGCGAAGGCTTCGATGTTCCAGACTGCGACACAGTCATATTGTTAAGACCTACTATGAGCCTCTCTCTATATATCCAACAGTCAATGCGTTGTTTAAGACCTAGACCAGGCAAGAGAGCCACAATATATGATCTAGTCGGCAACTGTTATAGACACGGACTACCAACGGAAAAGAGAGACTGGTCACTAGAAGGTCGTATGTCGGTCGCTAACAAGTCAGGTGAGCCTGATATAGTCGTTAGACGTTGCGATAAATGTCAATTAATATACAGTGGCACAGCAAGTGTATGTCCATATTGTGGATATAACAACGGCAAGACAAAAAGAGAGATAGAACAAGAACGACAAGCCGAGTTAGAGAAGATTGAGCAATTAGAAAAAAAGAAAGAACGTATGGAACAAGGCAGGGCAAAGACCTTGCAAGAGTTGATAGCCATCGGCAAGGCTCGTGGTTACAAATCACCTTACTGGTGGGCTAGGAAAGTGTTAAATAGTAGACAAAAAGATGTATAATTAGCCATAATAGGTTAATTATATACTTTTTTTATATTTATTGTTGACAAGTAAATATTTATATGTTAATATATAGGTGTAGTTAAGAAAGACTTTCTCCTTTCGAAACAGTCCCCATAGTGGGGCTGTCCACAATAGATAGGCTCATTGTGCTGATGAGATAGCCTGGAGGTATCACTATGTTAGAACAAGAACTGATCGAGTATAAAGAGTGGTGTATTAAAGAAGGTCTTAACCCCAAAGAGGGTAAAAATATTAGGAGGTATTTAGAGTGGAAAAAGTTAAACAACTGATTCAGAATGTCATTGATGAAGTAGATAATTTCGTTCGATGTCATGGGTTTATACCCAAGCAAGTTATGGTTACTGATGAGGACTATAACATATTAAGAAAACAAAATTTGACTTATGATGGGTTTAGATTGCACATTGTAAGTTGTGGGAGGGTAGTCAATGAAGAGTGCGCAAAAAAGAGACATTTTAAAAGAAGTTAAGTTGAAGTTAATTGAAAAAGGCATGACACAAAAGCAATTAGCCGAGTTGTTCGGTTATACAAGACAACACTTGAACGCTGTCATCTCTGGTCGAATCATATCCGAGCCAACAATGAATAAGGTATTGGAGTGGTTAGATGAAGACTGAATATAGAGATGGCGAATTGCATCTTAAAGAGAAACCATTAAAGGTTGTATTCAAGAACGAACAGATCACTGAAGAAGATAAGAAAAAATATACTATAATTAGATTGGAGATTGATAAAAGATGTTAATTGATAAACTAAAAGCCTACTACACGGAATTAGATGGCTGTGAGCCGTTCATCATACAAAAGGGCAACTATATATACATAATGAAAAAAGATGGCATATACAAGTATTTTAACGTATTGAACGGTAGAGTATTATCGTGGAACGGTGAGTGGATGGAATTTGAAATGAAAGATATTAAAAAGATGATTAAGGAGGAGAAGTAGAATGATTAAATTAAACGAAAATATTACACATGAATTATTAATTCATTATGGTTTCAAATATCGAAAACATTATGATAATTATATTTATATGATAGGGCAACCAAGAACAAAAAAGGTATTTAAAGAGTTATTAGATATGGGATATACAGAAGACAAAGCCAAAGAAGAAAATTCTTTAAAACAAACATATATTGATTATTTCATTCAAATTGATTTAAAAGAAAAAACATTTAGTGTTTGGTCTCATGCATTAAACAAATATCCACATGAAGAATCTTTGTATCAATATGATATACCGAATGAAATTGTCGAAGTGTTATTTGAAATGTTAAAGAAAAGAATTATTATAATTGAAAAGGAATATACCCAATGAAAATATGCAAATTCTGTGGTAACGAAGTAGAGGAATACTGTCAAGTGTGTGACAGTTATAAGGGGATAGACACACCCTACAAAGTAGATAACAACTTTCGCTTAATATATTTCTATTATGAAAACGCAAAGGCAACAGCCGAGTTAGATGATATGCTAGATCGGTTTAATACTAATAAGTTAAGCGATGAGCAACTAACATTATTGTGGGAAGAGTTTAGACCACAAAGTAAAGTGAGTGAGCAAGAGCAAGGAAAAGATTTGATGGATTATAGAAAAGAGAGGTTAGAAGGATGAGTAAAGAGGAATTAGAAGAATTTAGAGAACAAGATATAGAAAAATATAATCTATTATGCGTATGTGATGATTGTGGAGAAGATTACAACGCTTGTGTTTGTAAGGAGGAAAAAGATGAGTAAAGAGTTGGAAAAAGCATGTTCTAGATTAAGAGAGTGTGTAAGAAACAACGATGATGAATACGCTTTAGAACTTATCAAACAAGCCCTAGAACAAAAAAAAGAGTTAGAAAGCAAAGTTAAAGAATATTTTAATTTAGAACAATATATGAATGAAGAACCTCATCTTATAACTAAAGACGCTAAAAATGAGTATAATGATTTGAAAAAAGACATATTAAATTTAATAGGTGAGAATGATGGATAAAGATTACAAAAAAGCCTTTGAGAATATACTAAAAGGTAAATTATATTACAAAAATAGTAATGAGTATCATCAAGCAAACGATATTATTTACAATCATCCTTTTATTCAAGATTTAATAAAAAAGGCAGAACGCCTTGAAGCGATAGAGAGTGCTGATGGTGGAGATGCAATGAATAGGTTAGTAGAATTTAAAAAATACGCTTGTGATAAAAACGATAGCGGTTTGAACCAAGCAATTGTTGCCCACCTCTTGGATGAATACCAAGAATTAAAAAACTACATCCTTAAATCACAGCAACAAGAGAAAGAGTTGGAACGATATAAAAATATCAAGTTAGATAGTGATTTTGGTAAAAGAATAGATAAGATATTAAAAGATATAGGGAATATGGAAATATATCAATTAGATATTCTCTTGTTATATGAAATTTATAGACAATTAGAAAAAGCAAAAGAACAACAAGCGAGAGAGTTGGAAGAAAAACACTTTAAAGAAATTGTTGGCTTATTATATAACGATTTAGAATATTTAGAATTTAGTATCGTTGACTACAAACCATCTTTCGTTAATGATAAAACAAAAGAACGTGTTGATATTGAATATCATTTATTAGATAGTGAAGAGTATGTAATACAAAAAACAGGCATGTTGGGAGATGATTTCTCTGGTCAAATAGCAAGAAAATTTAAAGATACGGATAAGTGGTTGCTTATCACTTATGAATGTTAATAGGAGGCAAGTGATGAACGAAAATCAAGTTTATAAAAATATTGAAAGTGTAAAAATTAAAGACAACAACAATCGTGATAGAAACATTGCTGGTGCATTAGTCAACTATGCATCTAATAAATTAAGCCCATTAAATTTAGGTTGTACAGTAAAACAATATCAGAAGTTTCTTGATATTTTATATCAAGCAGAATATATTATGAATGAAAGATTAGGTGAAGATGATGACTAAGCAAACCGATGAAGCAATTAGATATTTAGAAAGCAATCCTAACATACAACAAGATAGATATTCAATGGAGGCATTACATTATATCAAACAAGCCCTACAAGAGTTAGAAGAGTTGAGAAGAAGCAATAAAGAATTGAGAAAACAACTTGATGAAGCATACTCGAAAATGCCACACGCTAATGATTGTTTAGTAGGTGAAGAAGATGAATAAAGAATTAGAATATGTAATAAATTATATGACAAAAAGATACCCAAATAAAAGTTTTAATGAATTATATGAATATAGTTTAGATTTTTCAAAGGTGTATGATAAAGCCCTAACCCCACCAACTGAAAAGGAAGTTATGGAGGCGTTGAAAAGAGTCAAGGGATATTTAGAAGAAATAGGTATTTCAAGGTTTAACATTGATACCTTACAAGCCATTGATGATGATATAGATTTATTCGAACAAACACTACTCACAACACACAAACAACAGAGAGAGTTGAAAGAGTTAAAAAATAAAGTTAGAAGAATTATCAATTTATCTAAACTTAGTGAAGATGATTGGTTTAGCAAAGATGATAGAATGTTCAATGAATTAAAATCTGAACTCAAACAATTAGTAGGTGAAAAAGATGAGTAAAGAATTAGAATATTTAGCAGATTTGCATAGCCATACACGTTATGAAAACACAGATATTGAAAGTAAAAAAGTTATTTTAAAGGCATTTAGGGGTCTAAAACAAGCCCTAACCAAATTAGAGCAACAAGAGCAAGAGTTGGAAGAATTAAAAGATACAATAATTATTTATTTAGATTTAGAAAAGAAAATTGAAAAAGTTGGGCTTACAGGTTTAAATGAAATAGAATATTCTAATTATCATAAATCATATAAAAATCTCAAAAAGTTAGTAGGTGAAGATGATGACTAAGCAAACCGATGAAGCAATTAGATATTTAGAAAGCAATCCTAACATACAACAAGATAGATATTCAATGGAGGCATTACATTATATCAAACAAGCCCTAGAGCAAAAAAAAGAGTTAGAAAGCAAAGTTAAAGAATATTTTAATTTAGAACAATATATGAATGAAGAACCTCATCTTATAACTAAAGACGCTAAAAATGAGTATAATGATTTGAAAAAAGACATATTAAATTTAATAGGTGAGAATGATGGATAAAGATTACAAAAAAGCCTTTGAGAATATACTAAAAGGTAAATTATATTACAAAAATAGTAATGAGTATCATCAAGCAAACGATATTATTTACAATCATCCTTTTATTCAAGATTTAATAAAAAAGGCAGAACGCCTTGAAGCGATAGAGAATGCTGATGATAACAGTATATTACACGCTTTAAATGAAACAAGTAAATACATAGATAAATTTGTTAATACTGAATATCAAAAAAATAATTATAAAAAAGTATTTGAACCTGTATTAAGAAATTACATTCTCAAATCACAACAAAAAGCAAAAGAGTTGGAAGAGTTGAGGGGTAAAACTAATACCTTGCTAATGGGTTTAAATGCCGAGCCTAACGATAGGGGTAGAGAAGAACGTAGAAAAGTATATAAAGAGGGTTATGAACAAGGTCGATTTGATGAGCGTATGGATAGCATTGACAATAGACCACCAACTGAAAAGGAAGTATGCGAGGCGTTGAGTGAATATTTAGGCGAGACAATAGTATGTAATGAAGGAACTAATGAGTTTATGAATATTGAATGTTTAGCGAACGACATAGACAAGACTACACATATTCAAATAACAAAATTAAACGAGTGTAATAACACTTTAAAAATCATAACATATTTACCCTCTCGCCTAATCACAATGATAGGTAGATTCTACGAGAAAGAGAGTGAGGTAAACAAATGAAAAGATACGTTATGTTAGAAGATAAGAGTATTGTTGATACAACCGAAAGCGGTTTTTATCCTAAAGAAGTTGTTAAATCAAGCGACAACTTACTCGACTTGCTTGAGGTGGGGGATATGGTGGAGTTAGATTACGGTGTTCCGCTATATATTTATAATATCAACAAAAAATTTATAGAAGTATTGCCAAATGAAAGAGTTTTTTTCGATGAACCAATAGCCATCTGGAAGCGCAACGGCGATGTCATGAGGAGGTATGAGGTATGAAAAAACAAAGATTACTTAAAAAAGCAATAAGAATTATCTGTCTACAAAAAGGAATCTCATACGATGATGTAGCCTCTACCATATGCCGAAGGAATAGGAGGATGTTATGAAGAAATTATTTATTTTAATTATATTATTCACTTTATTAGGCTGCTCTACCGAGTACTCTACCGAGTCTACCGAAGAGCCCACTACCGATCAACAGACTTATACTACCATAGATCAATTAGATAAGTTTCCTTGTTTGGTTGAACTTACCCACGCACCACAACGATTGACTTGGGTTTATGAAGCCAACATCCACGATAAGGAGGGAAAGTAAATGATTTGGATTAGAACGCAGGATAGGGAAACACTTTTTG